TACCTCCATTAAAAACACATACATTAATCCTTTTACTTTTATTCCGTCACGAGTATATCTTGTTATCATACCAATTAACTTGATATCATCTTTCGCTTTTAAATTAGTCTCCTCATAGAATTCTCTCATACCACCTTCTCGTGGGCTTTCACCTTCTTCCAAATGTCCGCATGGGATGCTCCAAACCCCCGGCAAATCTCCGTTATTATTTCTTTTACATAATAATACCTCATCTCCACATTTTACAAGAATTCCAGCATAACGTTTCATATTCTTTGATTCCATAATATTTATAATTTATGATAGTAAATATAGGAAATAATGAGTTCATAGTCAAAACAATGATATCCCCACAATTCACCCAAATGGGTATGCAGGGAAAAACGTTTGACGATACTTTTGATGGTATGTTATTCCTGATGGATGACGAGGAACATAACTTTTGGATGAAGAATTGTATAATAAGTCTTGATATAATTTTCATTCGTGGTAAAAGAATTTACAAAATATATCACAATTGCCCTCCTTGCGTCGAAGAACCTTGTAAATATTATTCAGGTAAAGGTGAGTTAGTCTTGGAACTACCGGGAGGAACTTGTAAAAAGAATAACATTAAAGAAGGGGATATAATTAAATTTTAAAATAATTTTGGCAAATCAAAAATTATTCTTATCTTTGTAAAAACAATATTAATATGGAAAAGATTAAATTTGAAACAATTCTGTCAAAATTGAAGTATTTCTTCAAGCAATTTTTATTTTACGTTATCTTCGTTTTATCATTAGGGTTAGGATTTGTAACCGGGTTTTATTACCACGTTTTCAAAAATTCTCCTCTTGATGGTAAATATAGGATAGGTGTCGTTCATAACTCCGAGACAAATTTGGCTATTGACGAACACAACAATCTTTTAATTTTTGATAAAGAATCAGGTAATTACAAGATTTACGAAGATTCCATCGGGTTTAAGATTTTTAATCTTTATGCTAAAAACCTATGGGCAACCCCAAAATCTGTTGAGTCAACTCCGGTAACACCAACAAAATAATAACTATGAAGATAAGACTAGTCATACAACTTTTATTCGTCGGTATTTGTTTGATGTCGTTCGCGTTATTCTATGACACAAACAAACCATCTAAACTAACCGAAAAAGAAAAACATATGATGGATATGGGGAGTAAACCAAACTCCCCGTATTGTCTTCAAGTTTTCTATAACATAGAACACTACGCTGATAAATACGGAATACCAAAACATATCGCTTATAACATTGCCTTTTTGGAAACTAGTTACTCAGGTCCATTCGATACAAAATATCACCCGTTCCACTACTCCTCAGTAGGTGCGTCAGGAACAATGCAAATTATGCCATCAACCGCAAAGATGTTTGCTCACAAAAAAATTAATAGTAAAACTCTTGCTGGTGATATTGGACTTAATGTGGAATTAAGTATGAAAATTCTCCAATACCTTTATAAACAATATGGTGATTGGGGTGTTGCTTGTGGTTTCTACAATACAGGTTATCCCATCATAAATGAATATGCTGAATTCTGTATTTCTCACAAAAATTATAATAATAATTGGATTAAGCCTTAGCTTGTTCTATCTTACCTTTTAATACTCGATAGAAATCTTTTGCAATCTCTTTAACATATTTTACAGATAACGAGTTCTCATCTTCATCACCATATCTAGGTCCTCCTTTTGGTGGTCTTTTATCTTTACCAATATAAGAAAATCCAGAAATGTTTGTAATACATTTATGCCCCCCACTATTTGCAATAACAATATCCCAAGCACTAATCTGAAGACTATCCATTAATTCCCAATCTTCATTTGTTAATTCTGTATTTGGTTTGTCCATAATTTTTGCCAAACCATAAAGTGCTCCTTTTGCTCCTTCATTACTCTTTAATTGATTACCATATAACGCTATTAAATCTTTGAAGGTAAATCCTACCGATTCTTTTGAGAACTCTTTATTGAATTCGGAAACCCATTTTATTGTTGAGATAGGAACCATAATCTTTTTAAGACCACTTTCATATTTCGATAACACTTCTTTCGCAATCTCACCCAAGTTCACTCCTTTCATTTCTCTATTTTCCTTAAAAGGATTACAAGACGCTTGAACCATCCCCATAGGCCATCCCATTACAAAAAAGTCAGCCTCCGGATTATTTCTAAATGCTGTATACCTATCATATGAACCGGGTTTAACCATACTACCTCCACCATACTGAAGAATGATTGGTCCATCAACCTTCATCTTTGGGTAGTTCTTCATTGTATTTAAATAATCCTCTTTATTCTTTTCCAATTGTGATTGGTTAGCCCAATCGTATTTTGACCCCTTTACATTTTCCTTCATCAAATTTTTGATAGTTGTATAAATACTAACCAAAGATGGTTGACAAGTCATAACCAACTTTTCCATAAACCCTGGTTTGTTTTTAAACGCTAACATCAATTTGTTTGTTACAAATCCCAATAACAATCTATTACGGGTTATGTCAGATTCTTTCTCAAACTGATAAAAATATCTCATCACCTCTTCAGGTGTTACCTTATGTTTCACAAAGTCGGCAGAATCAATAGTTGACGCGGCAATAATATCTTCTTTTGAAAATATTGGTGTCATTGAAATGTCATCATTGATTGTTTCAACATTTGACCTCTTACTTCTAAAATCTGTTGTGGTTCCGGGTTCAACACCAGCTTGTGTATCGTGGTGGTCAGTATGAACTTGGAACATTGGTTTACCGTGAGCAAAATCAACCAAAACATACATTGTTTTACTCTCAGGATTTGATTTCTTTAAAGTCCACTCCTTATCCCCATATTGAATAACATGCACACCAACGACTTTAAATCCGGCATTTTTCAATACCTCTCTCATTGCGATACCTGATAATACACCATCAAAATCCTGATGGAATACAATAACAGCATCATTATAATCATTCTTTAATTTTTGAAGGTTATTAGTTAACGAAGATTCTTTTAATAGTTTTTTCATCCTTAAACTTTAACGGGTCCTAACATAGCATCAAATAATGCTGTTATCGCGTCAGGGGATTTTGTTGTTTTATTATCAGTCGATGTTTCACCATCTTTTCCTTGGGTTGTATCCGTGGAATCCGCAGTTTCCGGTTTTTTTTCCGTTTCATTTGAAGCCGTTGTAAAAAAACCTTTTTGTCCAAAAAATTTATAAATAATTTTTTCAATACATTTTAAACCGGGAACTTTGCTAACCCATTTAATTAACCAAGCACCAATCTTACCCGTATATTTTAAAATTTTACCAAATAAACCAAATTTTTTACCTACTTGAGCAAATTGTCCAGATGTTTTAGCCGCTTCCAAAGCCTTCAATAAACTACCACCTAATTTCATTTCGGCTAATAATGGAATAGCGAATTTACCAAATGCTGGTACACCAACAATTAAGTTCACAATACCCATAATTTCATCACCTTGTCTCAAATAATCCAAACCATTGACAACGTTAACCGTTCCTGAAGGGTCAGCCATCCCAATCCAATCACCTAATGTGTTCCACCAACGCTGTTCCATTAAAACATTTTTTATTTTTGGGTTAACAGCCTTAAAATATTCAAACATTAATTCTTTTTCCAAAGCACTCATTGAGGATACTTTTTCTTGTATGAAATTAATTTGTTCTTCTTTTAAAATTTGAGTAAAAAACCTATCAAAGTTTTCATCATTCATTAATTTTTCCATTTGGATATACTTTTATTATAAATATACCATAAATAAAAAAAGAGGGTTATTCCCTCTCTTTCATTTCTAATTTCAATTGTTTTCTTTCCTCAACAAATGCTTGAACCCGTTTTCTTGCTATCTCCGTATAGTTCTCACTTAACTCAATACCAATCCATCGTCTATCCAATGTCTCAGCAGCAACCGCAGATGTCCCTGAACCTATAAAGGGGTCTAAAACAATGTCATTCTTATAGGTTAATATTTTAATTGCCTTCACCGGAATATCCATACTAAATGTTGCTTTAGTTAAACTTTTGGTATCCGCAAAATACTCCCATCTACCAAACACCAAATTCATAAAGTCTTTCTTATCTTCATCACGATAATCCATTTTTGTTTTAACTTTACCATTTTCATCTACAACTTCAGTTGGTGTTCCTTCCCATTGAGATACTCCCTTATTTAGTTTTTTAGACACCTTCTTGTATGCCAATATGACACACTCTTTTGGATTGTAGATGTATGGGGAGCTACTACTCATCCAACTTCCCCAAGCAGTCTGTCTAACTCGGTGAGGACTATCCTCTGTTAAATCCACCATACCGAAAAACTTAAACCCAACCTCTTTCATCATCATCCAAAACTCGGCGTTAAATAAAATTCTACCTCCTCTTTCTTGAACGTTCACTTCTATTGGAACATTTACCGCGATTCTTCCGTCATCTTTTAATACACGAAAAGCTTGAGTTAACCATTCCTTTGTAAAACCCCAATATTCCTCCATACTTTTTCCATCATCATACACATCATACTTAATATTTACTCCGTATGGTGGGCTGGTCATAACCATATCCACGCTCCCTTCCGGCATTGTCTTCATAACCTCAATACAATCCCCATTAATAATTTTTCCTGTCTCTATCATTTCTCATAAAATTTATATCCATCACTTTTTAACATAGGTTCAATCCTCATATCTAAAAACACCGCATTTTGCTCACCCGCATGTAACCCTAATATGTTGTATTCATAATACTCGTGAGCCTCTTCTACAGACATTCCATCCATAGAACACAACTTCCAAATTATTTTATTCTTTGAATAAAGAACTCTTGGTCCGTTACCAAATTCTTCAACAATACCTATTATTGCGTCTTCCAATCCGGTTAATAATACTGCTCCTTCAGCTTTTTCGTTTAAATCAATTTCCATTTTCTAAATTTTGAATTTTTCTATCAAGATAAAATTTTGCTTTTTTTAAATCCTCTAACTCTTTGTCCGGATTTTTCTTACCGGCTCTACTAATATATTTAAAACAATTACCAAGATGGAAGTCAAAACCATATACTTCAATTATTTTAATAACCTCATAAGTGTTATCATTACCAAATTGGTAATGACCCGGATGATTAACTTGTTCTTTATTCTCCATATGTTACTTTCATTGTGTTACGATTAATGATAAACCTAAATTTTGTTAACATCAAGTTGTCATCACTATAATCCCCATTAATTTCAACATTTATACCACCAATCTCCATTTCTAATGTCGATACCACAACACCAGTAGGGTCAAGGTTTTTAATGTATATTTTAGTAATTTTAAAAGCATCATCCGGATTAAACATAAAATCCACAGTATTGTAAATTTCTGTTAACAATACAAAATTATCGTTAATGTTTTCCAAACTAAATCTACGGAAAAGATATTCAGGTATCTTAACACCATCCGTTTGGATAATATATCTATTTGATTTTAATGGTTCTACCATATTTGGCATTTTAAAGTTTTTCATTTGTTGTTGTTTTTATTTTTTTATT